AGGACCCGTAGCTCCACTTCCAGACGGCCCTGTGGGTCCGGTAGTGCCATCAATTCCTGTTGGGCCAGTCGGACCTTCGGGACCGGCAGGACCGGAGAGACCTGTTGGACCTGTAGACCCAGTTGGACCTTGTGGACCGGAAGGCCCTGAAGGTCCCGTAGGACCTGTAGACCCCGCAACACCAGTGGGTCCTGTTGCTCCGGTTGAACCAGCAGGCCCAGAAGGTCCAGAAGGGCCGGTAGGTCCGGTCGTACCTTGACTTCCAGTAGGCCCCGTCGCCCCAGCAGCCCCATCAGCTCCAGAAGGGCCTGTAGGCCCTTGAGCGCCAGTAGGACCAGTAGGCCCCCCAGCAGAGGCCGCTGACTGAATTTCATCCCCTACTCTTTTAAGAAATTCTCCATCTATGATGGCGGCAAGAGCTAGTGTTGCTCCAGAACCGCCTTCAACGAGATTGTGATCGTCATCCCACGCTGCTCCTCCAGCAGCGGAGAATGTTCCATCAGCAGGGGTTTTATGGCTGATCGTCATCCCATCCCCATTATAAATAACGGAGAAACCTGACCATCTCCAATAGCTGCACCACCACCTCCACCCCCGGCATCCTCAACATAGAAAAAAGACACCGTTCCCTGAAGGGCTCCAGAACCCATATTAAGCCTTAGAATGGTCGTCGTGAATGTCTTGGTCGTGCTGGCGTTATTGCTTACCCAATCAGCAGCACTGCTTCTTTCGACATTGGTTGCGTCTTTCCAGGTCGCAGCTCCGCTTGTATCACCTGTAGAAAGCACCCCCAAGCTTGAAGAGGTATCAAAGAGTTCCAGGTAAGTCCCGGCGGCATAGTTGTACTCTCCCGCCGCCGAACGAATCAGCTTATCTCCCGTGGAAGCGAGATCGATGCGGAAGATATTCACGTCGTTAGCATTAGTACACTGATGCATTCCTGAGAGCCTTGCATTGGCGTTATTTCTATTTCTACATTGAATACCGTCAATATCCACGGTTTCCCAACCCAGATTATTCCCTTCAGTGCTGGTAGTCGGATAATCGGCCTCCCCAGAGTCGATTTGGGTATCGGTGTCCGGTACGCCATTCTCGCAAAAGTCAGGAGATACGTCGGTTACAAACGCATTCGAGGCCCTGAAAGATACGCCTTGAGGAAAGGTCATTACTCAGGCCACAGACTCAAAGGCGCGTTTATAGCGTTAATGATTTGATCGCAAGCACTGATGATCTCTGCATAAGTCGTCTTCGCTGCCGGTCCCAGTTGGGTCGCTACCGCATTCAAAGGAGTCATTAGGTCTGAGACTTCCTGAAGCGTACCTCCCATCAAGATGTAGAGGTCCCTGATCCTCGGCCATTCAGGGTTGAGTTGAATCGCATCCACCCAGCCGAGTTTAGTCTGGTAGGAAATAGCTGCGGAATTCATGAACCCGGCCAGGGTGACTATGGGAATAGATTGAGCTAGAGCTAACTGCTTCCAGTTGAGAGCGTTGTTCCTCATGTCCCTCTGAGTATTTGAAAGATTTCTCTCGATCTGGAGTAAAGCCCGGAGAATGCCGACTTGTGTTACTGGGACAGCCACTAGAACCCCCGGTCAGCAGGACAGAAACACAACACTTCCCCTACACCTTTTTCGTCCAGATACAAGAACTCATGCTTCCAACCCCCGAGAATGGTCTCCTTATTGTGAGCGAGTCTTGTCTCTACTTCGCCTTCAGGACTGATGAGATTGACCTGAAAAGTCCCGTGGATTGAGGCAATGTGGGGGTTTTTGTGGACGTGCAAGGGAATTCTGCCTCCGGGTTCAACGACATTCGATCTGAAAGCTATACCGCACTCCTCCCACATGGTGACAGTCCTCTTATTGATTCTGTCTCTTTCGAGAATATAGGAATCCATCAGTGCGTTGTTGCTTCAATCGTCGCACCGGAAGAAGACCTGGCAGTGATCTTCTTGGGCTTTTTGATCTCTGTAATCAATTCTTTGTTGAACTGATTCTGGGTTTCCATCATCTGCTTGAAGTGCTCCAGAATCTGCGGTGCAAAAGACTTGGCTTCTTTCTCGTCCTTGACGGCTTGTTTGTCCTTTTCAGAGATGGCGAGTTTTTCCTTCTCGATATCGAGTTTTTTCATCTCATGATCTTTAGTCATCATGATCTCGGCACCCTTCAGGTTGCTCTCGAGAGAGAGTTTTTGCTCATCCATCTCAAGCTTCTTTCCTTCAAGAGCGAGATCGGCCTCGGCAACCGCACGTTTTAGCTCGATCTCTGCGGAAGCCTTCTCCCTTGCCAGTTGAATCTCGGCTTGAGCGGATTCTCTTTCAAGTTGAAGCTCCATTTGCTTGGATTCTCTTTGAATCTCGGCCTTGGTAATGGCGATTTGAGTGTCAGCCTGAAGTTTCGCGGCTTCGACTTCCTGATTGGCCTTGAGTTGTTGATTCTCCTTCATCAACTTCTCAAATTCATCCTGCATCTTCTTCATCTGCTCCATGTGCTGAGGAGGAAGCTGTGGTTGCTCTTTCATCATCTTGAGAATCTTGTCTTTGTTGGACAAGGGGCTTGCCATGATTACGGCTTCAGGGGGGATTGGAAAACCTGATTTCACCATCTCGGCCATCGCCTGGAAGTCTTCGACTTCCTGAGTCACTGTGTCCGGGGCGTCGTCCATGACGATATCCACATCCAGGTTGACGATATCGTTTTCAGTCGAAACAACCTCGCTCATCATCGGGTCTTGAGAGATTTGCTGTTGCAAAGCCTGAATTTCTTCCGGGGTTGCCCCTTGTTTTTGTGCTTCCTGGAGAACAACTTCACCCTTGGTCATGGGTTTATTCAACCCGACGAACTTGAGGTTATTTTCATCGTCTGTGACACGAAGCCACATCTCTCCTTTCCAATACTGTTTTATCCGGTTCCACGCCTTCCTATAAACCCTCAAATCGAGGTTTTTGAGGACATCAAACATGGGGGCAAGCTCAGTCTGACCTGTTAAAGCTCTTTGTCTTAAAGCTACACCACTTTGAACAGTTTTATCCTTCCCCATCGTCGCGGAATTCGCCCCTACTGAATCAATTTCAAGTTTCGCCTCGGCCAGAAGATTGAATTGAGCTGCCGCCATATCTCCTGTCTTTAGAACTTCAAACTCCATTCCTGGAGTTGTTTCTAGAACTCCGTCAGGCTTTGCGAGTTCGTCTCTCGCTTTGTTAATGTCTTCAACAGCACCACGTTCCCACCTGACCTGTCTGACGGACATGAGGTGCAGGGCTTTAGACCGTCTCTTGTTGATCTCGTCCTGAATATCGAGGAGCTGCTTGACAGAACCATAACGGCCCCCCTCTCTATCAACAAAAAGGCTCGCAAACTCNTAACAACTCTCGGTATCTCCTTCTTCATTTCTAAAAGCTGAGATTTTNGGGGGCTTTAAGTACCCGCCTCNGGTGAAACAGGCGTAATACCAGTCTCCATCAGAGCGTTTGTAGTAGAGTTCCGCGATCTTCACCCTCCTTCGGGTGTTATCCATCCACTTGGGTTTATCGTCGTAAGTATCAGAACCTTCCTGCATGGATTCAAGAACGTCCTTACCACCCGGATACATCGCGGCGGCATCGTCATAGTCCATCCATACGATCTGACCCAGATATTTCGCATCCGCAAAATCTTTCCGTCTTGAGTGGGGATCGTAAATCAGACGGTCCCACATGATGTGTTTGATCGTGATCTTAAAGGAATCGCCTTTAGGAACGACGTTGATATCTATTCCGCAAGTTCCCTCGATCAGAAGATTATCCCAGCCCGAAGAACGGGTTTGTTCGTACATATTGTCCTGAAGACAGAAACGAACTGCTTCTGTAGCTGCGGTAGCGCCTTCAGTGTGTTTCGGAGTCCTCGGGAAGGCTTTAGCCGTAGTCCGATTCGCCCTTTCCATTCCCATCAGCATGTCGCACTTTGGCTTGATCCTGTTGATTACCGTGGCGGCTTGTTTCTGTTTTTTCAGTTTTTCTACTTCAGCATCGGTCCATTGAATGGAGTCATAGTAATTACGGGACTTCTCAGCAAGGTTTCTAGTTTCTAGGGTCGCATCGTCGCAGTCATTGACGTATTCGACCAGAGTCGAATGTTCATCGTCAGTGACAGACGCAACATCTTTTGGGAGGGCCACTGATTTATTTGATTTACGTTTTGCCATCAGGCGGTCCTCCAGGTATCTTCAGACTTCTCTTCCATGCGAAACCATCTATCGACCTTGGGTTGTTCCTTAACGACATTCCTCATCCAGGGTCTGGAGACGCAGGCGTACATCACTTCATCTGAACAGTGGTCTTCCTGGTCTGTGGCTATTTGTTCAGACTGAATTCCGAATTGGTGTTCATCCAGAACGAGATCAGGCATGGTTCTCCAAAACCCGGCATGGCAGTTATCCATCGCGTAGAGCATCGGCCCTTCTTCGGTGCCTGAAATTCTGTTTCTCACTTCGATATATCCGTTGTGCCTCGANCCCTTGCCTTTAGGCGCGGGCCTCATGATTACCCCGTGGTTGTTGAATCTCTCGGCTATCGAAGGTCCTCCGTCTATATCCCACATGCTTGAATCGCCGATACGGTACGCCGGTTTCCTCAAGTCTTCAAGCTTCTTGACGCCTTCGGCGACCTCTTTTACTTCCATTCTCAACCCTTCATTGGGTTTTCCGGTCCAGCCATACCACTCGTTATATCTAACCATCGCGCCTCTTGGAAATTTCCGTCCGTCAGGTATCTTTTCACCATCAGATATTCCCCAAAGCCCATAACTAAAAGGTCTTGAGCTTCCCCAGTCCATTGATCCGAAGGTGAGCCAGTCCTCGGGGGGTATGAAAGACTCTCCGCCATGAATATTCTTTCTCAGTTTCTCAAAAGCCTGCCCCGCTACTATATTCCAATCCCCCTCAAGCATCGCTCTTACCAGAGAAGACGCTCCCAGCCCTCGGAGACGATCTGCATAATTAGGGTCTTGTTCGGTAAGGTGAGGATTGTCTGAGAGCTTGGCAGGGATGAACTGCCTCATCATCCCGCCCTCATCTGGAGATGTCTTCCACACCTTATTAGGTGGTTCTGGAGTAATAAAAGTCCTCTTCACCCAAGCGTGNCCTATGGAACCAGGATTCGAGGCACACTCGATTCTTGGAAGTCTCGACTTGTACTCTTCTTTGATCGGCAGACCGGCAATACGGACACGAGACCTCAAGAACCTGTATTGATATTCACTGAAGTGAGTCAGTTCATCAATGATGAGGACATGGATTTCCGCTCCTCGGTACTTTTCCACGTCGTTTTCTGAATCGCAATAACATAAATGCAGAATGGCTCCATTCCAGAACTCAAATTCATTCTCCTGAGCACGAAACTTGGTATTACCCGACTTAAGCATGTCTCCCAGAAGGACAAAGAACGAGGTAGGTCCCCGGAGATGGTTGTCTCGCAGATCAGGAAGGGTCCGTCTGAATAGGTAGACCTGTATTCCAGGGACTTCCATGCACCACCTAATAGCTGAGACTCTTTCCAGATAAGATTTTCCACCTCCGGCGGCTCCTCCATAAAGGACTTCAGTAGCTTCCGTGGTGAAAGCTTGAGCTTGCTTGGGTTCAAGCTCAGTGAGCATAAGCTATGCAATTCTCACAGACTGTGCCTCTTACGTCTTTTTTGAGATGGGCCTCTCTCAGGCTGACAAACTCTCTTGAATTCCAACCTTCCATGAAGGAAACCACGTTCAAATCAGCCATGATCCAGTTTGAGTTTGCATCGAAACAACAGGCTGACAATTTGCCATCGGCAGTGATATGGCCTTCGGTGAAAGCCGACCAACACGGTAGTGGCTCTCTCAAAGCTTCGAGCCTCCCCTGGTTCCCAGCTATGGGTTTGAACCCCAACTCAGCTTCTCTTTGGGTCGCAAAAGCCCCCATTGAGTAAAGCGGTAACCAGTAGTGTTGATCTACGTAAGGTAATACCCGCTCTTTAAGAAATTTCTCCATTCGTTGCTGTTGCTCGCCATCGTATCTTATCGAGGAGGCATAGAGTTTCGTCTTGAAACCGTAAGCCTGTCTTGTTTCAAAGGCGAGTTTGATATTTTCCAAGGCTTGTTCATAGAGTTTGGGTTTCACCCCCATGACCTCTGAAAACTGTTCGCTGTCCGAAGCATTGACCGACCACTTGAGACTGTCCAAACCCGATTTCATCAGTTCCGAAACTAGAAATGGATGAGCTAAAGAAGCATTTGAAGTCAGGAATACATACGGAAACCCAATCTGCTTGGCGAACTTGAGGGCGTTTTCCAGAAGAGCGGGATTCATGAACGACTCCCCCAGATAGAAAAGCCCCAATTCTTCTACCCCAGCATTTCTCATCTGCCTGGAGATTCTTTGAAAGAATTCCAGACTCATGTCATTTTTGGGCTGGTTTTCTCTCGTCCTTAACGCACAGAATCCACAGCGGTAGTTACATCTACCGGAAAGCTCGACCTTTACAGATTTCGGAGCAGGAAGAATTGCCCTGAAATCCTTGATCTTCGTAATCGAGTCGATTCGCTCGGTAATCATCCTGCGTGTTGGTCGCAAAGCCGAACCAATGCCTCCAAGTCTATCTGGGTTTTCCTTCCCCATTCCCTTACATATGTTCTTTGTAATTTTGGAAGCAATTCCTCAAGTTTTTTCAGAATCTCGTCGGCCTCATAATATAGATGCCAATTCGTTGCAAACTCA